TCTCTTCTAGTGACACATTAATTACTTTATAGCCTTTCTCGTGCAAGTAATTAATCACACCTTGCCATCCCTCTTTTGTCCAAAACTTACAGCCTGATGTAGAGTTGGTAGCTATCGTAACATATTTACCATAGTTATTCTTACCTGCATCGTACTTTAACTTAGGCTTAATCTCCTTAAAGTCAAGTCCTAATATCTTAGTAGCTGCCTCTTGCAACTTAATTGTATTAGGTAGCACTGGCTCCTTATTTGTATTATAGAACCAACCTATGTTATATTGAGCGTAAATGTTAGACACAACAGTTCCGGGCTCCACTAACTCTATCTCAGGAATGTCCAGTATTTTATTTAAAAAAGTGGACATAATTACCTTGCACTTATGCTTCTTCTGAAACTCTAAAGCGTATGGTGCCCAAGCAATTGTGTCGCCTAGTGACTTACTTGCAAGAGAAATATACACCCGCTTACCTTCTAGGTCAAGTACATTGTCATGTATTAGTCTACCATCCATATAGACTTTACTGTGCCACTTGGTGTAGTATTGCCTATTAAGTTTCACCCAGCTATTTGATCCAATAGTATTCTCGTAGACTAAATTATCGCCATCAAAGTATTGCACCTTAAAGTCTGCTTTCAGCCCTGACTTAATTTCTAGGTATGGCTGGCCAACAAAGTGTTGGATGATGGTTACATCTTGTTCTTGTTTGTCTAGTGTCATTACTTTGTTGTAGAATTTAATTTGCTTGTCAGTAAATATCTCTGTGGTATTATCATCAGGAATCATATAACCTGAAACAATTGTATTAAGGTCTGTGTCAATAGGTTGTAGGTACTCATCAAACATTGACCCGTATTGTGGTAAATTCCTAGCAATGATTGGCAATCTGTAACCGATTGCCTCACGTAATACTAGTGGGTTGCACTCCCATGTAGAGTTGAACATAAATATATCAGCCCAACACATATACATTTCTGTATTGCTTTTCTCTCCCCACACCTTTATATTAGGTGGCAGATCTTTCATTAATGGCTCCCAGTAATGTTTGAAATTTACAGCTTGGTTACCGACAAAATGAAAGTCCATCTCAGGATACTTTCTTGCTATCTCAATCCCCTCTGCTTGATTCTTGCCAGGAGTCCAAAGGCCCACGTTAACTACATTTATTTTACTTGTATCAAAAGGGTTTAGATACAGGTCTTTTGTTTTATCATCAATTGGAAACTCAATCACCTCTTTGTAAGATGGCGATAAAGCGAATGTCTCTAAGTGATATGGCGTGCAGAAGTAGTAGGCATCAGGATGAAATATCTTTTCTTTGTCGTGGTTAAATGACACGTCATGGCACGTCTCCACAATTCTATATACTCTATCTTCTTTGTAGAGTTCTGCTATCATGTCACGATTAAACCTTTCGGCAGGCTCGTGGATGTGCACAATGTCAGGATTGAACTTAGCTATAATATTAAATAGCTCCATCTTGTCCTCATGTAAAGTATGAAATGGAACAAGACTCTTAATGACATTACGTTGAACGACATAGTCTAGGCTATGGCATTGATACTCTACTACCTCTATATCTAAGTTACTGCAGATAATACTTTGTAAAACAAATGCCGGCATCCCGCCAGTCGAACAATGTGGAATTAAGTATAGTAGCTTCATATGCTAAAATTAAAATATAATTAGTACTTTTACAAAAAAAATATAATACAATGGATAAATTAACACAAGACGAGTTGGATCGTTTCAGAAACGCTCACACAGAAATCAGAAATCTTCGCAATGCTTTAGCAGATGCTGAGATATCAATTCACAATTCCAAGTTAGAGAAACATTCTGTTTTAGCTCAACTAGATACAGCAGGTGCTACACATGTTAGCATTCAGCAAGAACTGCACGCTAAGTATGGAGATATAACGATTGACTTTGCTACTGGAGAAATCAAGAACAAAGATGGTAATTCGTAAGATAGCAGTTGGTGCAGATTATAAGAATGCAATGAACTATATGCACAACCAAGTTGTGTTACAAGGTAACTATAAGATTCATTTAATTCGTCAAACTGAAGCTGGAGATGTTGAAATCTTTATTGAAGCTAACGATGAGGTGGTATTATGGAAAAAGATTAATGGCAACATGCCATTCTTAATTGAATATAATATAGATTTCTAATACATGAAAAGCCCATTCTACTTTTTGGTAACACCAAAGGGGGGCAAGCGGTATGATAATCAAAGAGGGGAACTTTATATTTCTACCTCAAAAGAAGATCATCGTGTAACAACAAGAGAAGCTGTTGTTATCTCAACCCCTATTAACTACACTGGCCCTATCGAGCCTGGCGACACAATTGTGTGCCACCACAATACTTTCAGGGTATACTATGATATGCGAGGTAGAGAAAAGTCTGCTTGGAATTACTTCCGGGATGATTTGTTCTTTATTGATGACCCATATGCGTACAAGAAACCAGGTGGTGAGTGGAAAGGGATAGGTAGATATTTATTCATTAAGCCAATCGATAATGACTTTCAAGGCATTACATCTGCGGATGCAAAGAAGCCTCTTACAGGCACGATAAAATACACGAACGATGAGATACTAGACTTAGGTGTAAAAGAGGGCGACATGGTCACGTTCGAGCCTGAGAGCGAGTATGAGTTCGACCTAGATGGTGAGATTTTATATCGCATGTACACCAAGAATGTAACAATCAAATTGAATGAATAAAATAACCGAGCTAAAGAAGCGTATTATTGAGTCGGGCTACAAAGCTGTGGAGGAATTAATCAAAGTTGCCGAGGAGAAGATTGTCACCCACATGGAGGATGATCTATCTGCAGACAAACTAAAGAACGCAGCAGCAGCAAAGAAGTTAGCTATCATGGATGCTTTTGAGATTCTTAAAAGAGTCGAGGAGGAGAGTAATATTATTGAAGGTGTTGTTGTTGAAAAAAGTATAGCCAACAAAGGTTTTGCTGAAAAGTTTGCAACTAAGAAAAAATGAGTTTATACCACATAGTTGAGAATGTCATTCCCGAAAAAATCCTCACAAAGCGAAATGCTAAAAAGGATTGGGTATATGGGTATGACCAAGAATATGATATAGTCATTGTTTCTAAGGATGGAACAGTTGGTGATATTTATGACATACAGAACCTAAGAGTAGCTCTTCCTGCGACTCCTGAAAAGATTGACTATAAATATAATAAGTGGAAAGCAGATGAGCTTCCTCGTGAACTATCTCGCATTAAAACACAGTTTGATTGGGCTCGTCGTGATACCACATTTAAGTCTCAATGGGTAGATTATATTGAAGAGGAATTTAAGCGTAGAGATTTAGGTAAATGGTTCATTAACAATGACATACCAACATATATTACTGGTTCACATTATGTATATTTGCAGTGGACAAAGACTGATGTAGGCCAACCAGACTTTAGAGAGGCTAATAGGATATTTTATTTATTTTGGGAAGCTTGTAAAGCAGACAACAGGTGCTTTGGTATGTGTTACTTAAAGAACCGTCGTTCAGGCTTTTCATTTATGGCTTCATCAGAGGTTATAAATATAGCCACCCTATCACGTGACTCGAACATAGGTATTATGTCTAAGACGGGTACGGATGCTAAAATGATGTTTACTGGCAAGGTAGTGCCAATTATTAATAATTACCCATTCTTCTTTATGCCAACTCGTGATGGTAACTCATCTCCAATAACAGAGCTTGCATTTAGAGTCCCATCTTCCAAGATTACTCGTAAGAATATGGACAAAGAAGAGGAAGAAGAAGTTGACGGATTGGATACAACCATTACTTGGAAGAACACAGCCGACAACTCATTTGATGGTCAGAAGTTAAAGTTATTAATTGAGGATGAGGCAGCCAAGTTAGAGAAACCGGTTAATATTTTAAATGGTTGGAGAGTTAGAAAAACTTGTCTTCGTTTGGGGTCAAGGATTATTGGCAAGTGTATGATGGGGTCTACATCTAATTCATTAGACAAGGGTGGCGATAATTATAAAAAACTATATTATGATTCAGATGTTCGCAAAAGAAATGCAAATGGTCAGACTAAGTCGGGTTTATATTCGCTATTTATCAAAATGGATTATAATTATGAAGGATATATTGATCAGTATGGTCACGCAGTTTTAGAAGAACCTAGCAACCCAATAGCCTCAGCACAAGAAGGAGAATGGATAACTAATAGTGTTATCACCAACTGGCAAAATGAAGTAGATTCTTTAAAGGGTGATCCAGCTGCGTTGAACGAACACTATCGTCAGTTCCCTCGTACAGAGTCGCATGCCTTCCGTGATGAGACTAAGTCATCTTTATTTAATCTGACTAAAATATATCAGCAGATAGATTATAATGATGGCATGATGCAAGACCACGTTCTAACACGTGGATACTTCCATTGGGCTAATGGAGAGAAAGACACCAAGGTTATTTGGACACCTGATAAGAATGGTAGGTTCTTAGTATCTTGGATACCGGGGCCACACATCAACAATAATTATATTACTAAAAATGGGAATAGATATCCGGGTAATGAGCATATTGGTGCGTTTGGGTGTGACCCATATGACATCTCAGGTGCGACGTTTGGCGGCTCTAATGGATCACTTCACGGACTGACTAAGTTTAATATGACAGGTGCCCCATCCAATACATTCTTTTTAGAATACATTGCTCGTCCACAGACGGCAGAGATATTCTTTGAAGAGGTATTGATGGCTTGCGTGTTCTATGGCATGCCTATTCTTTGTGAGAATAACAAAGCACGCTTGCTTTACCACTTTAAGAATAGGGGCTACCGTGGGTTCTCAATGAACCGTCCCGATAAGCACGCACACAAATTATCTTTCACAGAAAGAGAGATTGGTGGTATACCATCATCAAGTGAAGACATTAAGCAAGCACACGCCACAGGCATTGAGACATACATCGAACGTAATGTGGGTTTAGACATGGAGGGTAACTACCGTCAGCCTGATGAGATAGGCGATATGCCGTTTAATAGAACGCTTCAAGACTGGGCAAAATTCGATGTAAACGATAGAACTAAATTTGATGCATCAATTAGTTCGGGTTATGCTATTATGGCAAATCAAAAGCACGTATATTTGCCTGAGAAAAAAGAGTCAAAAATAAGCATTAAATTTGCAACTTACGATAACACTGGTTCCTTCAGTAGAATTAACAAGATATGAACAAACCTCCTGGAATATTAATGCCAGATACCCAATTCCCATCACAGTTAGCTACTGATCAAGAGAAGGCATCATGGGAATACGGCTTAAGAATTGGTCAAAGCATCTCATACGAATGGTTTGCTAAAACAGGCAGTGGCTGCCGATACTATTCGCAATGGATTGATTTTCACCGTACTAGACTTTATGCTCGTGGTGAGCAGCCTGTTGGTAAATATAAAAACCAATTTGAGGTTAATGGCGATATGTCGCATATTAACTTAGATTGGACACCTGTGCCAATCATCCCTAAGTTTGTTGACATTGTTGTTAATGGTATGCATGACCGCTTATTTGAGGTTAAGGCATATGCTCAAGATGCTATGTCATCTAACAAACGCTCTAAGTTTCAAGAAATGGTTGAGCAGGATATGATTGCTAAAGACTTCTTAGCTCAAGCAAAACAAGAGACAGGAATTGATGCATTCAATGTACCAGAAGAAGACCTTCCTGAGAACGATCAGGAGTTATCGCTATACATGCAGATTAATTATAAGCCTGCTATTGAGATTGCGGAAGAAGAAGCAATTAATACTATATTAGATTTAAACCATTATCAAGACGTTCGTAAAAGGGTCGACTACGATATCACAACAATTGGCATAGGAGTAGTAAAGCACTCATTTGTACCAGGAACCGGAGTTCGAGTGGAGTATGTTGACCCCGCTAACATTGTTTATAGTTACACTGAATCCCCAACATTTGAAGATTGTTTCTATTGGGGTGAAGTAAAGCAAGTACCAATCACTGAACTAATTAAGATTAAGCCAGACATTACAAAAGAAGAACTGGCTGAGATTCAACAATTAGGTACAGCGTGGTACAATTATTATGGGATTATGCGTCCCTACCGTAGCGACATCTTTAATAGAGATGTTGTTACGTTATTGTATTTTAATTATAAAACAGACAAAACATTTGTTTACAAGAAGAAATATCTTGAAAACAACGGTGTTCGTGTAATCCAAAAAGATGAAAGTTTTAATCCTCCTGAAGGAACTGAAGAAAGGTTTGAGAGAATTGAAAAGAGAATTGACGTTTGGTACGAAGGTGTTATGGTACCTGGATCTCCTTATTTACTTAAGTGGGAGCTTGCTCGCAATATGGTGCGTCCTAAGTCTGCTTCTCAGTATGCATTACCGAACTATATAGCTGTAGCACCAAGAATGTATAAAGGTATCATTGAGTCGTTGACTCGTCGTATGATTCCTTTTGCTGACTTAATTCAAATGACTCACCTTAAGTTGCAACAAGTATTGCAACGTGTTGTGCCAGATGGTGTGTTCATTGATGCTGATGGTATTAACGAGGTTGACTTGGGTACGGGTGGTTCTTATAATCCAGAAGATGCTCTTCGTTTGTATTTCCAAACAGGTAGTGTAATTGGACGTAGTATGACAGTTGATGGCGACATGAACCATGGTCGTATTCCAATTCAAGAACTTAATACAAATAGTGGACAAGGTAAGATTACTGCATTAATTAATGCATATAATCAATATCTAAGTATGATCCGTGATGTAACTGGATTGAATGAAGCTCGTGATGGATCAATGCCTCATCCTGACGCATTAGTTGGTGTACAAAAACTTGCTGCTTTAAATTCAAACACAGCAACTCGTCATATTCTAGAAGGAAGTTTATTTATTACTCGCAAGCTATCCGAGGCTTTATCTCTTCGTGTTGCCGACATATTAGAATACTCTGATTTTAAAGAGCAATTTACGATGCAAATTGGCAAGTATGCTGTTGGTTTGTTAGAAGAGATTAAAGACTTGTACTTATTCGACTTTGGTATATTTATTGAGGTTGCTCCTGATGAAGAAGAGAAAGCTCAATTAGAATCTAACATTCAAATGGCACTGCAACGTGACCAAATTGGTCTAGAAGATGCAATTGATATTCGTCAAATGAAGAATCTTAAGTTAGCTAACGAGTTACTTAAGATGAAGCGTAAGGATAAGGGTAAGAAGGATATGGAGAATAAGCAGGCTGAGATTCAGATGCAAACTCAAGGTAATATTCAGTCTTCTCAAGCAGCAGCTCAATCAGCATTACAAAAGGTACAAGCAGAGTCTCAAGCCAAAGCACAACTTGCACAAGCACAGATGAACTTTGATATCCAAAAGATGCAAGCTGAGGCTGCTATTAAACAACAACTAATGGAGGTTGAGTTTAACTACAACATGCAATTAAAAGGTATGGAGGTTGAACAGATTAAGAAGTTAGATATGGATAAGGAGAAAGCAAAGGATGATCGCACAAAAATTCAAGCTACTCAGCAATCTAAATTGATTGAACAACGCCAAAAAGATCTGCCTGCTATGAACTTTGAATCTCAAGAAGATTCATTGGATGGATTTGATTTGGAGCAGTTTAATCCAAGATAAATTTTATTACTACTTTTGTGCAACTAAATTAAATTAAATGGATAATATTCAAGTAAAACTAGTTGACTTTCAAGAAAAGTCAGTAGCTGAGGTTGAGCAACAATTGCTTGATCAACATGCAGAAAAGGCTGCTCCTATAGATGGGATGGCCGCAGAATTAAAAGAGACTCAAGAGCAAGCTCCTGAGGTTATTGAAAGTCAACCACAGTTTGGTGACAACGACGTTCTTTCATATTTGAAAACAAAATTCAATAAAGAGGTTAACTCTTTAGATGAATTATTTGCCCCAAAGCCACAACAGGAATTACTTCCTGAAGATGTTAGTGCTTTCTTAAATTTCAAGAAAGAGACAGGGCGTGGTTTGGAAGATTTCTATCGTGTTAATCAAGATTTTTCTAAGATTACACCGGAAAAACTTCTAGCTGACTATATGCGTGAGACCAATCCTGATTTTGATGATGAGGATATTTCTTTTGAATACGAATCTAAATTCTCATATGATGAGGAGTATGATGAAGAAAAAGAAGTTAAGCGTAAAAAGTTAGCACTTAAAAAAGAACTTGGAAAGGCTACAAAGTACTTTGAAGAACAGAAGGAAAAATATAAAGCTCCCCTTGAGTCGAGGATGGAAGCTTCTATTCCGGAAGAATACAAAGTGGCTTTAGATTCCTACAAGGAATATATGGACCAAAGTGC